TTCACACCGGGTGCATTTGGGTCTTTTGAAGCGAATACCCGGATGCACTTTTCTTTCAAGCGTTTTTCACCAAACAGAATGCAACTGTACTTGTTTGAAATCTTTGAAACAAGTTGGAACTCTTTCAGATCCTCACACTGCATGATGGTTTGTTCAGGAAGAATGCCATGCACCATATAATTGATGACCGCTTTGTTCAGGATAGGAAGATCATAGTCCAGATCGGACAGTGGTTTGATATAACCGCCCCTGGTTTTCTTTGCCCCTGTTTCCCGGTCAATAATCAGATAGTTGTTGACATCTTTTTGGAATATCTCACCAAAGAAGGTGTCAAAATCCATCTTCATCCCTGTCCTACGCTCCCAAGCTGCAACCACATCATCAATAATGTCAAAATCATGGTCATAGTCCTTCAGCTTGATGATAATACCATCTGTGTTGTTTTGGATCAGTTCACAGTATGGTTCAAGGTGTTCAATCAAGTCCAAGAGAAGCAACTGACCATTGATGCAGATGCTGTTGTTGCTCATAGGATCATAAAGTGCAGAAGATTTCTGCTTCATCTGACCGCTGATTGCATTATCCATGATCTTGAAAGGAAGTCTTGCCTTTTTATCGCCTTTGCGTTTGAAGGCAATATTGGAATCATGAATGAATTCAAAGTTTTCAGGGTTGTCCATTACTCTGTAACCAAAGTGATATTCTTTCTGCATAGAAGGATAGTATGCAGTGACATCCACAATCAGAAAATCACCCTTTGCATGATACTTTGGGATAGCACCATGACCACCACCCCAACTGAAGGTGTGTGGAACACCTGCAACAATGACATCATCCTGTGATTTCTCATAGTCGTGATTATCAGGGTTTCTGTACCAGTCTGCAATGTGTTTATACTTCTTCAGTTCAATGCAGTCCAAAATTGGGAAATCAAAAGCATCATCAAAGTTCTGACCTTTTCTGTTACCACCAAGAATTTCCGCTGCAAGCTGTGCCTTGGTCTTGTTCAATGAATCAATAGACAGATGGAAGTGCTTGATGAAATACATCATGGTGTTGAATTCATCTGTTCTTCTTAAAAAGACTTCAATGGTTTGTTCAACATCATGTCTGCAATAGAAGATGGTGTCCTGAATCTCTGATTCAGTCAGTTTTCGGTCAATGTCAAAGGGAACACTGCTTTCTTTGATATTGTTTCCCATGAAACCTTCAAATGATTTCAGTCCCCGGTCATTGTTCAACATAACATCATAGTTAATCAGGGGAATTTCTCTGAACATGCTGCTGAACTTCCATCCGGGATTCCCTTTGACAATGATATAGTCATTGATCCGCTTTGCATCGAATCCACAAAGGATGCCCTTCAGAATATACTGGTCATAGTGTCTTGAATTGAATCCAACCCAAATGTCATTGCAGTGGTTATCATAGAATTTTTGAAGTGCATCAGGATCATTCACAATGACTGTTTCTTTGTGGTTTGTGACATCGTTGATGACCACCAACCAATCAAAGATGAATACCTCAAAATCATAGAAAACCATTTACACCATCCTTTCTGAAGGGAAGTGGTGCTGACAGTGACCACCATCAGCACCTTCCCGGCTGTGCCGATTATTCGACTTCAAAAACCTCTGTGATCTCATACTTGCTGAAGCCGTTCTTGCCTTCCTTGTAAGAAAGGGCAAATTCAAGGTTGCCATCAATCGCTTCCATGACATCCATCAGCAGATTGCCATACTGCCTGTATGTTACGAACTCAATATTGAAGTCCGTTTCCATAGCCCTCAACAGTTCATTGACGATGTGGATTTGAAAACCCTGTGTGATGACCTGATTCATGAAGATTCTTGAACCCTTGTATTCCCCGGTCAGAACCTTGAACCAGATTGTGACCATAGGATCATGGTTCTTGGATTCAGTCAGTTCCATCTTGTCAATGCTGACTTCATAATCACCATGGGGAACTTCCTTGAAGGAATTTCCATTTTCCTGTGCATCTTTGACATCATCTGCCAGTGCAGCAGTGTCAACCGCCTTGTCGAACTTGTCCCAAATGTTGTTAGTGTTTGCCATAATCGTTACATCCTTTCTTATTTATCAGTTGTTTTTCTTGATCTGCGTGTCCTCTTGGGTGCAGCAGGTTTTTCTTCAGCAGCTTCCCCGGCATCCGTTTCAACCGGATCAAGTGCAGGTTTGTTATCTTCTTCATCATCCACAACTTCAGGGACAATGGGTTCATTGTTTTCTTCAGGGTTATGAACAACCCTTCTTCTTGACCGTGTGGGCTTCTCTGAAGCGTTTTCAGGTGAAGGTGTATCAGATGTCACCTGACTTGTTTCACGCTCCTGTGCGTTTCCCTGTGCATTCCTGATGGCATTTCTGTTTGCTTCATCGTAAACCGCAAACAGGGCATTGACATCAAGGGGAATGTCATTGACATCTGCCTTCAGCCTTCCACCGCCGAAAATGACTTCATCAGATTTGAAGTTGAAGGTTCTTTTGTCACCATCAGCAACGATCCGGGCAACAATGTCAACCATTCCGGCAACCTTCAAGGCAACCTTGTCCTGCATATTGGGCTTGATTGCAGTTACCTTGTCACCGCCCCTTTTGGTGATGTCCTTGGATGTATCTTCATGGGAGATCAAGATGATGTTTTCATAGTCCAGTGCCATCAACCGCTTCAAGGTGTTCAGAAATTCACCCCTGACCATATCCCATGCCTTGAAGGAATCATCCGATTCATGCCGGATTCCAAGTTGGTCATACATATAGACCCGGCAAAACTCATAAAGATCTTCAACAAGATCAACCACAATGGTTTTGAACTCGTTGTCCTTCTTTTCAAGTTCATCAATGACATCCTTGAACACTGACCATGCAAGTGTTCTTTTAGTCATCCTGCCTTCCAGTTTGACATCATCCTTGATTCTGATGTAGGGTGCATCTACAAATCGGATGTTGCCATCTGTGTTCAGCATCAGCGGATCAGGAAAGGCATTCGCAAAGGTGGTCTTTCCGCAGAAGGGCGCACCATAAATCCACATGACCCTTTTTTCAACCTTTTCAAGGTTTCTTCTTTCTTTACTCGGTAATTTCATAAAATAAGTCAATCCTTTCTGACAATATTCTTGATAATCACAGTAATTACATAACCATGATTGATTTGGTTTGAATGCAGTGGTTTCACTGATTGTTTTGGTTTCAAGCAGAAATTCAATGACTTTATCAGGGTTATATTCAATCTGAACAGTTTTGATTTCTGCTTCTGAAAGTTTTTCTTCGATCCTACTTCTGAAGTGCATCAGGCTTTCGCCCATTCTCTGCTTGATGTTCACCTTGGGAACGCAGATGAAATACATATTCCTGATGTACTTGCCCGGATTGCACCTTTCAAAAAAGTATTTGTATAGATGCAACTGTTTTGATTCTTTGTAGTGGTTGACGTTGTTGGAATATTTGAAATCATAGATATCATAAGCGTTCGGAATTTCAACACCCCTTTGAAACACCGTTGCAGGTGTAAGAAGATCAATGAATCCATGAAAGTCATCATCTTTGATTTCAACTTCATATTCCCCTGAAGGTAACATTACTTTTGCTTTGGGGATCATGTATTCCAGTTTGATTGCTTCATTGATGTGGAAGTCAGTGATGATGGGATAGCTGAAGAAGTATTCCTTCAATGCAGTCTGAACATCCTTTTCAATTCCAGTGTGCAGTGCCGTTCCAAGAATCAAGGCATTATCTGCATGATATGCACTGATGGTCTTTATTTCATCAAGATAATGCAGCTTGTATCTGAAAGGGCATTTTTCAAACATTTCAACCCTACTATGTGACCATCGCATGACTTGACCCCTTTCACCAGTTCTTTGAAGTTGTTGAATCCATCCGGGAACAGCAGCACACCAACACTTCCTGATTGATTGATCTGAACAAGGTTGTGAATCTGAAGTTCTGTTGCCCTTCCATTGGATGCTTTCAGTTCAACATCAAGGTTGATTCCGTTCACAACAATGTGCATGTCCGGCAATCCCTTTTGGGAATATCCACCGCCCCATCTTTTTTCATAATATCCGCATGGGTCAGCAGTCATCTTGTTCTTTGAAAAACCAAGGGGATATATCCCTTCAGACTGCAACCATTCCTTCAGATGGTTTTCAAAAATCTTTTCCTGTGCCATCAAATCACTTCCTTCCGTTCTTGATAGCCCCTATCAGTGCAAGAAGAAGGATTGTTCCGCAGATTATGCAGGTGATCTGAACTGCCGGGTGCATCACTTGTCACCTTCTTTCACCGTGATCTTGATATATGCTGACTTTTTGGATGTTTTGGTGAATGCAGCATACACATCAGGCTTTTCTTTCTTCAGCCGGGTTGAATCAAGGGAAGTGGAAGTTGCTTCTGCAACATAGACAATATCAAGAATGTCAGAAGAAAACTTCTTGATTCCATACTGTTCCATTGCTCCCTTCAGCTTGTCCTTCAGCTTCTTTTCATCGGCTTCCAGTTTCTTTTTCTGATTGACCAGATCAGCAATGTCATTCAGAATGGTCATCTGTGTTGCCTGAAACAGTTCCAGTCCTGAATCACCATCAATGATTGCTTCACCACAATCATTGAACTTTTCAGAACATTCTTCACCGCATGATCCAAATTCAGGACAACAGTGACAACATCCATCAAACTTCCCAAGAAGGCAAGGGTTTTTGCATTTAATCATCTTGTTCATCTCCTTTTGTCAATAAATACTTCAGCAGTTTGCACACCAAAATTCAGTGCATCCTGATGATGGTCAAAGTAAATGTCAATCCGCTTGTCCGTAATACCGGAACCGGTATCTTGAACAATGTACTGGTGATCGTTTATGTATAACACCGAACCAAGGGGAAGGTCTGATGCAACCGTTATTCCTTCCACCGCCTGTTCCCCTGATGCAGTGTAAACAATGATGTCACCATATTCATCCAGTGGTCTGTTTTCGCCCCATACACCGCAACAATCAGTGCAAGGACAGTATGCAGTCAGGGTGTATTCACCCAAGCTGACCTTGTAATCTGTTGCAAAGTCAACATATTCTGTTGCAGTAGGATCATCAACAGACAGTGCCGTTGCTTTTGCGTTTTCGGTCAGGGTGATTGCAGTTGTCAAAAGACCAACAACCACCATCAACAGGATTGCACAAAGGGCAACCCTAAAACGATTTTTCGTATTGCTGAAAAAGTTCATCATCATAATCCTTTCTTGTTTTTAGTGTGTCCAAGATCATCCCTTCCACACTGTTTTTCACCATCAGCAGGTAATAGAAGCAGTTGTTTTTCTGTCCGATCCTATGAATCCGCTTCTTTGATTGTTCAAAGTGTTCTGAACTTTGGGGAAGGGTGAAATAGATAATCTTGTTTGATTTCTGAAGGTTCAGACCCATTGCACCTGCTTGATATTGAACAAAGGTGACTGAATCATCATTGTTTTCATAGGCATCCAAGTCCTTGATATCACCGTTGACAATGGAAACAGGCTTGTCCAGTGATTCCACAATAGACTTCATCTTTGACAGTTCTTCATTGAAGTTGTAGAACACAATCAGTCTGTCATCAGTAGATTCAACCAAATCTTGGAAGGCTGATAATTTTGCTTTGTTATACTGACCACACAACTGCCTTGCATACAATCTTTTGGTCAAAGTTCTGTCACCGATCAATTCAGTTCCATCAGACAATTCCACAATACTGTTTTGCATGAAGTGCCTGAATTCTTTGGTGTTGCTAACCATCACCGGAATTTCAATCTGTTCAGGAAGATCAAAGACTTCATCTGTTTTCATGAAAATGCACCCATGCTGTTTCAGCTTCATCTTCAGCCTGTCAACATTCTTATATCCGGTGATGACCTTCATCTTGAATCCTGAACCATCTTCAATCCATTCCTGAACCACATACTGCTTGTAGAACAGTTCTTCGCTGATTCCCCATCCAAGCAGCTTCAACTGTGACCATAGTTTTTCATACTTGCCCCCGGTTGGTGTACCGGAAAGAAGGATCACATTGTCAGGGTTCAGATTGTGGATGAACTTGGTTCTTTTCGCCGTTGGATTTGTTATCATTGATGATTCATCCAACATCAGGGTGAAGTGTTCCAGTTTCAGCAGTTCAGGTCTACGGAATGCCAGTTCATAGTTGATAATTGCAACACAATTTGGAATGTGGATGAATTCGCTTTGCTTTCCTTCAACCCACAACATGAATCCTTCAAGACTATTCTTTTTTGTCAGGTCAAAAGGAACCATCTTGTAATACTTCTTGAAGTGTTCGATCCAATCATCAATCTTTGATTTCTGACAAACAAGAAGGTTGATTGTTGAACCTAACTGAATCATTTTTTCTGATCCGACAAAGGTTTTACCCAAACCCATGTCAAGGAAGTAACCAACCCTGTTGAATGGTTCTGTCTGTTGAAGCGCATCAGCCTGATGTGGATATAACTGAACAGGCATCAGGATTCACCAGTCTTGATCCCGGTGATTTCTTCAAAGATTTTCAGATCAAAGTTGGGAAGTGAATAGATGATTTCTCTGTCTTGGTCAGATAAGGCATCCCACCATTTCTGAGCGCATTCAGATTCATCCAAAATCTTCAGATAACCACCAGTGGTTGTGTGTTCAGGGTGCTGTTCCTTCTCTGCATCCGTCATGTTCTCTGACCATACCCATTCAAGCAGTTCATGCTTGATCTGGTTCAAAAGATAGCTTGCCTTGGAATTAAGCCAATCCCTGTATGTCCAATCAGAAGGTTTATTGAACATCAGAATCTTTCCTTCTTCAGTGTTAAAAACACCAGAAGAAAAAGAAGTCTTGTTCCAGTTACCGCTGTTCCAGTTACCGCTGTTCCAGTTACCGCTGTTCCAGTTACCGCTGTTCCAGTTACCGCTGTTCCAGTTACCGCTGTTGCAGTTACCGCTGTTCCAGTTACCGCTGTTCCAGTTACCGCTGTTGCAGAGTCCGGAACAACCTTTTCCGGTATTGACCAAGCGCAGCACTTCTTCCCATGTGATTTCCTCAACAATCTTGATTTTGTTGGTGCAGGACTTGTTGCCTTCAGTGTCGATATCACCAAGGGCTTCAATGATGGCAACCTTGTTGTTAGGGTCAAAATCGTAATAACTGAAACAATCTTTCAGTTCAGTGCAGAAGTGAAAACCATGGTCACAACAAACAGGTGTACCTTCCATTTCGTATGTCTGACCGACTTCATACTGGAAACCTCTGCACTTCCAATCGGGTTCAAAGACTTTATATCCTTTCATCTGTTACACCTCACATCCTGTAAATTCAGAAAATTTGGAAGGGCTGATGTAATAGCGATATTTGCCGGAAGGCATCTTCACCGCCGATCCAAAGGGAAGGGTCTGATTCTGAAGTCCAACCCTGATGAACTGTCTGCCGACCCCCATCAGCTTTGCAGCAGTTTCAACCGTGATGTTCTTCTTGCCGGAAGGAACAACATCAGCTTCCTGATCCTTTCCAAGTAGCCATTCACCAGAAACATCAAGGGCATCTGCAATGATCTTCAGGTTTGCCTTTGAAGGGATGTTCTTGCCGGAACAATACTGACTGATTGATGATTTACCAAGACCGGTGATCTCAGCCAGTTTTGTTTGCGTGATTTCCTGACCCTTCATGATAAGTTTTAGTCTGTGTGAAAAAGTGTTCATGTAATCTTCCTTTCATATTGAATTTAGTGTTTTGATGCACCAGAAAAGTTAAGCAACCTTAACTTCTACGGTAAAAAAATAAATGGGGATTTCAGCCGGCTTGATGTCAAGGATGTCACACGCTGTCTGAATCTCTGTCTGTGTCCAACTGGTCTTGTTGTTCAGCTTATCGGAAACAGAAACAGATGAAAGACCCATAGCTTCTGCAAAAGCCACCTGTGTTCCAAACACTTCCTTGATCTTGCCCTTCAGCTTAGAATAATCAAAGTTCATTATTTCACCACCTTTCTTTTTCTCTCCACACTTCAATGGTCAATCCATTGTCAAGTGTTGTCTTTTGTACCAAATGATATGAATCCGGCATATTCCATGTGATGGGTGCTTCAGGTGCATAAACTTTGAACCGACACAAAGCAATGAATAAAACCATCAGAATAGGTATCAGCATTTTCATCCTGAATCACCGCCATTCCGATTATTCATCCTCTTTCTATCCTTCAAAAATGCTTTTACAATATCAACATCTTTGTCAAGAATACTATAGTGTTGTAAATTGTTCGTAAATCTGAAATAAACGATCAACACCCTTTTCTTCTTTTTTGCTCGTAATACTTCATAATATCCTTTTTCAGGTTGTATTTCCCAACCATCTTGAATAAGCCATTTGCGAAAATCATCTAATATGCTAATGTGCAAAATATGCCTATTCGCCATATCATCACACCTTTCTTTTGTTTGTAGGCTCACGATAAGGAAGGGATGCTGCAACACCCCTTCCCGGTTGTGTGTTTTCTTGTTAAATTTCACGAACCAAAACCCTGACATGAAGTCTTTGGATATTGTAACCACCTGCAAGGATTGATTCAATTTCACATCTGCCTTCTTTGCCTATGACAAAACCATTCAAAACCGTCATTCCCTGCGCCCCATATGTAGCATGAACATTTGACCAGTCAACGATTTCACCAGTAATATGTCTGACCCTGTAATAAAGATCAAGGATCAAGCACTTTGCATCTTGAATGTTGTCATTGTGAATCTGTTTATCAGTTTTAAATCTGAACTGATAATCAGCATATGTAAAGCATTTCATGAAATCATGGTAATTCATTTCTGAATATGCTTTTTTGACCCTTTCCCTTCTTTCTTTGTCATACACATCCCACAAGTCAACTAATTCCTGCTGCATCCGCTTCATGGATTCAGGAATTTCTTTCAGCAAGATTTCTTCCTTTGCAAGTTCACCTGTCAACTGTTGTTTATACTTGAATAAAGAAAGTTCAACTTCCTTGATTTCCTTTTCCAGTCTGCTGATGTCATCTTCATAATTCTGAATATCCCACAACAACCAGTTTCTTTCCTGTTCAGTTACAGCGGAATCATACTTTTTTCGCTTCCTTTTAATCCAACCAAGTTTCTTGGTGATTGTGTCCTGCTTCTTTTGAATTTTGTTTTCAGCGTTTTCAATGCGCTGTCTAATGGTTTCCAGTTTCATAATCAATCCAGTCCTTTCAATGTTTGGGTGAATTATTACACAACAATTTGTATTTTCGACCAGTTAAGCAACCTTAACTATACAATAGTATAATCATTTCTGATGCAAATGTCAACCGTTTTTTCAAGATTTCTTTAACTTTTTTCAAAATTACTTGAAATTTCTTTAACTTTGTTTTATAATTTAGATGTTGAACTATATTCAAAGGATGGTGAACTTTAATGTCAGATACTTTCAAAAGCAGACTTATTCAAGCAATGGAACTTCGACAGATCAAAGCAGCGGAACTTGCAAAAAGAACCGGACTGTCAAAAGCGCAGATCAGCCAATACACAAATGGGATTTATGAAGCAAAGCAAGCTGCACTTTATAAACTTGCTGTTGCTCTTGATGTTTCTGAAGCATGGTTGATGGGTTATGATGTCCCTATGGAAAGGTTAATCAGTCAGAAAAATGCTGAACAAACAACCCTGATTGAATTGATGCAACTTCATTTTGGTTCAGATGCCGTTGAACTTGTTTCTGCATTTTCACAACTTAATGACCAAGGAAAAGAAAAAGCACTGGACACAATCAGTGATCTTCTGCAAATCCCAAAGTATCAGAAAGGGGAATGAATATGTTTATCAGCTTTAGTAAAATGATGGAAAAGACAAGACTTCGTTTTGGTGTGGGTTTACGCATCACCAAGAAAAATGCAGTTTGGATGTGGTTTGTCCTGATGCTTTATTGGGTCATTGCCTTATGTTGGTACACATTAGTGATCTGTTTTTGGATGGTTTATGCTGTATGCTATGGTTTCTATGCCCTCATTAAATGGATCATCAAGAGAATTAAAGGGAACAAAACCCAATCATCCACCTAAGTGTTACCGCTAAAAAGTCACTATTTACCTATGTTTTTTGTGCATAAAGGTAACAGGTAACAGAGTAACACTTATTTATTATTAGAAAAATTGATTCAAATAATCAATTTATAATGACCTCTAAAAAATAAAAGAATAAGAAATAGAAGTGTTACCTGTTACCTGTTACCGCATAAAAGAAAAGAACCATCCACCGTTGCAGCAGTGGATGGTTCAGATCAAAACACCAAATTCAACAAGAAAACACACAAAGAATTCAAGGTGAACTGGTATATTATATTGTATCATTTTTCACTTTGGAAATCAAGAAGAAAGGTGAAAACATGAAAAATCCAAATGGTTATGGTTCTGTTGTCAGGCTGTCCGGGAACAGGCGCAGACCATTCTGTGCAAGAAAGACAACAGGTTGGAATGAAAAAGGTTATCCGATCTATAAACCGATCGGATATTATGTGACAAGGGAAGAAGCCATGATTGCACTTGCTGAATACAACAGGAATCCCTATGACATAGACCTTTCAAAGATAACCTTCAAAGAACTATATGAAAAGTGGTCAGCAAGGGATTTTCCGAAAATGAAGAAAACCACCGCTTCATGTCACAGATCAGCATTCAGACACACTGAACCGCTTTACAATACCCCATACAAAAATATTAAAGCCTATCAGATGCAGGAAATTATTGATGGATGTGGAAGGGGATATTCAACCCAAGGTTCAATCAAGAATCTGTTCGGTCAGCTTGACCGATTTGCCCTTGAACTTGACATCATCACCAAATGCAATTCCAATTTAGTTTCCGCTGCACCGATTCCACCATCTGAAAAGAAACCCTTCACTGAAGATGAAATCAAGAAGGTTTGGAAGATAGCAGATCAGGAATGGGTTGATTCTGTTCTTTTCTTCTTATATACCGGGTTCAGAATCAGTGAAGTTATCGGGATCAAAGCAGAAGATGTTGACTTTGAACAGTTGACCATCAAAGGTGGTATCAAGACCGCTGCCGGAAAGAACAGAATAGTTCCGATCCATCCACGCATTGAAAAGTATGTCCGGGCAAGGGTTGCTGAAGGAAGCAAATACCTTTTCAGCTATAAGAATAAAAAATTGTCAGCCAGTCAATACTATTCAATTTGGTCTGACATTATGGATCAGCTTCAGATGCACCACACACCGCATGAATGCAGACACACATTCCGATCAAGACTTGATTCAGCGAACGCAAACAAGAAATGCATTGATCTTCTGATGGGTCATGCTTCCAAGGATGTTGGTGAAAGGGTATACACCCACAAGACTTTGGATGAATTGAGGGAAACAATAAATTTATTACTTTGAACAAGTAACAGGTTAGTAACACAAAAACCCCTGAAGCCACTCGAAAAGCGACTTCAGGGGTTTTCCTGAATTGTTATACCATAATATAGTTCAATTTTCAATGCTTGCAATCAAGATAAAGTTCAATGTTTATCGGAAAGTTGAACCATATCAAAATGTCACTAATCATGGTGGTTAGTAACATGATAGTAACAGGTTAGTATCAGACTTTCTTGGTGTAGTCAAGGCAAATCCATCCAAGACCGGACTTCAGTTTGCCCCATCCATCTTTTTCATCAACGATGGTATATACACCGCCGTTTGTGATACAACCTGTTATTTTGTTGGAAGTTCCTGCACCACTTCTGACATTCAGTGCATCTGCTGTCACCTTGACCAGATAGGGCTTGAAGGAAGAAGATGCTGACTTCTTCACCACGGTCAAGAACTTGGTGTTGACTGCACTGCAAATGGCATTCTTGCCATCTTCAGACTTGTCAATCACTGCCCTGTCACCCTTGACTTCCTTCACGATCCAGTTTTTCTTCTGAACCCATGCCGGAACCGCCTTTCCGTTGTAGTATGTAGCACCGGAAGTAACCTTGACCACATCACCTGCTTTGACTGTTGCAGAAGGTGTGGGTGTTGTTCCGCTGCCTGAAGGTGTGGTGGATGATCCAGATGCACCAAGAAGCGCATTGACCTTCTTTGCAATGTCACCCATCCTGTTGTACAGGTAATCACCCGGACAGGACTTGTTTGCATAGTCCCTGTGAACAGTCATGTTGCAACCGTTCAGGTGGTTCATGCGCTGATTCTTGTTGGTAGACCACACCAGTTTCTTGATGCCGTTACGCTTGCAGATATCCGCAACCAGTTTGATTACAGCGTTGTATGCCTTTTCGGTCACGGCATAGGGATCATATGTGTCTGAAGCAACTTCAATGGTAATCGCTCTGTTATCGTTGGAATAAGAAGAAGAACACCATGAAGCATTCTTTTCTTCAACATACAGACCGATTCTGCCATCATAACCAACACCATAGTTGGATGATGCTTCACGGTTCGCATCTGCAAAGATGTTTCCCAAAGATTCAACACCACATTGACCAACAACACAGTGAATTGTGATGGTGTCAATGATGTGATCTCTGCCGTTGTAGTGGTTCGGTGAAAGATGGGTGTGATTTACCAGTTTACTGTTGGTATATCCCATTATTCTTCATCCCCTTTGTTATCGGAAAGATTCTTCAAGGTGTCATCCGTGATCTGCTCACCATCGGGAACAGATGCAAAGCCTTTGTCATCCTTCATTATGACCACCTGCCCTTCTTGGGTTCATCATAAGTCATTGCCTGTCTGCTGTCTGCAATACCTTCAGTGGTGGGATCGTTCACAATACCCAGAAGGGCAAGGATGACGAACACCACATCGACAACCTGAAGCAGCTTGTTGCCAAGTTCCCCAAGGTCGATGGTTGCACCAAAGATACTTGCGACAATCTGAATCAGAAGAAGGATTGCCGGAATGATGGCAAGCCAGAAGTTCTTGTTCTTAATTCTTACGAGCCAGTTAATTTTCATTTTTATCTTCCTTTCTGAAAACTGCATTGTTCAAAACCTTGATCTGCTGTTCCACGGCAACAAGTCTGTTGGAATGGTCTTTGATGTCATCCTTGACTTCACGCAGATCAGATTTGACTTCTTTGATGTCATTACCGATAGTTTCCAACTTCACAATCACTGTGGTCAGTTGTGCTGATTCAGATTTGACATCATTTTTGTTGTTCCGTCTTAGGTTGGAAATACCTGTGTAAATTCCAAATGCAAGGGAAAGTGCAGAAATCACCAATGCAACTTCAATAGTCATTTTGACCACCGCCTGTTTGAAAATGTAAAGCATCGTCATACAGGGCTTTATTTTGCCCTGTATGCGATTTTTCAAGTCCAGTGTGAAATTACACTGTTGATTCATGAACCTTGGTTCTGTGCCTTATTCCTCGACCAGATAGCCACAATCAAGGTCAATCAATACCTGCTTGACATCTTCCTTGATTCTTGCAGGTACTTTAGCAAAGGTTTTTCTGCCCTTGATGATAAGTGTTGCATAAACAACCGCCATGTCTGACAACTCCTTTCTGAATAGAATTTTTAATATAAACCAAAGCATCAGTCATCACCCACCCAACCGTGTTCGGTCAGGATTTTGATGACTTCTTCTTTCAGGTTTTCGGGAACATCGGAAAGTTTCTTTCTTCCCTTCATAATCAGATCGGCATATACTTTCGCCATATCATCAACCCCCTATCATTTCATACACATCACACAAAGCAAGCTGTGTGTCTGTCAGTTCTTCTTGCAGTTTGGATTTTTCATCATCAATCATGTTGATGTATTCATCCTTGGAATATTGAACCATGTTGTATTCATATTCAGTGTGCTGATTTTCACCGTCAGGATCGTCAATCTGAACTTCATGAATGTCAGAATTGATCCAAACTGAAAAATCATCAATTACTTTTGGTTCAGGCTTGACAGTGCTTCTGACCTTGCCATAATCAACCATGTTGGTCATCCTTTCTTCTTGATGTTATTGATATAATAAGCGTTGGCATACTGTTCCAGTGGTGCAAGATATTTCTGTTGCAATCTGTAACTGTCACAGTGCTGCAACCACCCTTTGTAGGAATTGATTGAACACCATTCCGAATATGTCAGTGGATCACCGTTCAATCTTTTCTTGTTTATCGCAACCATCTTCCTTTTGAAATTGTCACAGGTGCTTTTTCTCAATAGGGTGAATTCGAGAAAAGACCTGTAACCAACATAATCAACACCCCTTTTGTATGTGGGGAATATCTGCCAATTTTTCTTGATAGTCAGCTTCAGTTTCATGTGGAAATATTCTTCAATATCCCGGAACAACTGATGCAGTTCTTCTTTGGTTTCGGCAAATATCTTGATATCGTCCATGTACCTGTAATAATGCTTTACCCTTTTAACTTCCTTGATCCAGTGGTCAAAGGGTGTCAAATAGATGTTTCCGCTGTATTGTGAAAGATAGTTTCCGATGGGAACACCTGTGTCACCCGGTGTGGAATCAATGACTTCATCCAATATCCACAACAAATCTTTATCCTTGAAAATCCTTCTGTATATCCCCTTCAGGATTTCATGGTTGATGGAAGGATAATATTGTTTGACATCGAGAACCAGACAATATTGACATCCTTTCACATCTGTTTGCATAGCGTGTTGAACATCGTGCAAACATTTATGAATACCTCTATCAGGGATAGCGGAATAAGTATTTGCAATGAAGCAGTTTATCAAAATAGGTTCTATGACCTGAAGCACTGCCCAATGACAAATCCTATCAGGATAATATGGAAGTTTGGAAAGAAGGCGAATTTTCTTGCCTTCTTTCTTGAAAAAGTTTTCATATTCAGAAGTGTGGTAAATTTTCAGTAACAACATGATCTGAAGTGCTTCAAGATACTTGTCAGGGTCACTGTCAACCATTTTGACTTCTTTATACCAACCTTTTCCACTTTTAGCGTTTTGGTGTGCAAGTTTCAGGTTATCCATAGAACATATCTTTTCCCACAATGTATGGTCTGGATCATTCAATGGGTGTATATGCCTTTTCATTATTCTGATGGATTCCTTTTGTATGCACTCAAACCGAATCTTCACATCATCTGATGTTACCAATACAGTTCAATGAATTTTTATGCTTTACCTATGTGGTAGGGCAAGCAATGTCACCGTTTCACATTTTAAGTGCATTTAGCAAGCGACTGCCGATGTTATAATTACGATTACCCGGATTGTTATTACAATTCCAATAGAAACTGCCTGCATTATCACTGTTATTCCAATTACTGCCTAATTGAGCGATAATAAAAATTTTGTGTTTTATGCAGTGGTTGCAATAATCAAATCATCGACCTTGCTTGCCCTATATGAATATTATTTATTAAGCTGATGCAGTGGTGGGTACATACAGCAAGCGACCGCCGATGCTATAAGTACGAAGACCCGGAGCGTCAGCACAATCCCAATAGAAACCGCCCGCATTACCACCGTTACTCCAAGTACCGCCCAATGGAGCGATTCTGTAACCACTCAGGTTGGGTGTACACCAGAAGTTGTCACCAACAGGAAGTGAACTGTTTCCGGTTGTTTCTGAAGGCATGAACAACCAGTCAAATTCTTCATCACCATAACCAAATGCGGAAACATAACCGTTACCATTGGAAATGGTGAATCCTGCTGACCGATAGTTCCCATCATGCTTGCTTTCGTTGAAGCTGAAGTCATCACAGACAAACACCTGACCACCGCCCATGTTGCCATCACCCCAAAAGTTGATGCCGTTGGTGTGCTTCCAGATGTTGCCCCAAGGATTTTCAACACCCCTGTAAGTGACTGATAACTTGCCATTAGTGGTGTTGACCGTTTCTGTACCGGCTGATTCAGCAATGGTTTCTGTCGCCATGCCGGTTGCATTACCAAGTGAAGCTGTCGATCCAGTAAGGGATGAAGCATTACTTGAACCACTCTGACTAACAACACCCTGACCAATAGCAGTTTGGGTGTTGAATGTTGCAAGTTCAATCAGCATAAGAAGCTGATTTGCACTTTCAGCTTTGATTGTGTTCAGATGCCAACCGGAACCAACATTGTTTGCCATGGTTTCAAACTGAACCTTGTTACCAACCCCGGTTAGTTTTCCGCTGATGGGTTTCTTCCCGGCAACAGAACAGAGAAGATCACCTGCACCATAGGCAACAGAAGTGTCAACAGAATCATTGACATAGGCTTCTTCTGATACATCATACATACTGCCTTCATACGCTGAAAGAAGTACATAGTCAACTGCATTGCCCTGTGCATCATAGAACAAAGGATGTCTTTTGAATCCGAAAACAGGCTTGCTGCTGACATAGTAGTTTGCTTTTCTCAGATGATAGCCGATGCCGGAAACAGTGTTTCTTTCCAGTACAAGGGGAACAACCTTGTAATAGAATGCAGGTTGATAAACCATGACCTGACCATTTGAACCATCTTCAGTGTAGTCAGCATCACCATAATAGGCATTGATCGTTCCATCAGGTGCAACATTGCATCTTCTTCTACCACCATACATGGGGAAGGAATCAAAGTCTGCACCTGCTGTTTTACCATAAGCACCTGCAAGCCGTTTGAAGGTCTTGTTGACCATATCAACCTGAAGTCCGGCAATAGTTTCATCGGTATAGCCAAGGTAGGCTTTCAAATCCTCAACACCAGTCAGAATTTCATCAGCGTTTTCCAGTCTGATGTCAAGCTGACTGATTTTGTCTGCTGCCGTTGCGTTCTCACTCTTGATGCTTTGGTCAACCGCTTCACCCTGTTGAACCGTATCAGAAAGGGTTGCGTTCATGGTTGTTGCATCAGCAAGAACACCAGAAAGGGAAGTTTGAGCAGTACCGGCTTCAGCTGTTGTTGATTGAAGCTGTGATCTTGCAGCAGCTGCCGCTGCCATAGAATTTGCAAGGTTTGCTGATGTTTGTTCCGCTGTACTGATTTGTGATTCCAAAATCCTTTCTTTCGTTCCGGCATCACTGATCGAACCATCAAGATCAGATTTCTTGGTGGTTGCTGTACTGATCGAACCATCAAGCGCATCTTTCGCATCACCTGCATTGCTGATTGCAGTTTCTGCTGCACTGATCCTTGAAGCTAACTGTGCATCCGCACCAGATGCAGAAGAAATCTTGGTCTGAAGGTTGTCCCTTGCAGTGTTCGCATTGTTGACCCCTGTTGCAAGATCGGTCTTTGCAGTTTCCACTGCTGCAAGACTGGAAACAATGGTGTCCTTCGCTTCCATGACATCTTCAATCAGATCAGCGAATTCATCAACCTTTGAATCGACTTCATTCTTGTCTGACTTGATTTCTTCTTTGATTGCCTGATAACTTTCATTGTCATCATTGATCGCAGTCAGACCATCAATCAGGGATTCCCTGACTTCTTCACCATAGACTGCATTTCTGATCTGGTTGATTACCCCTGAAATATCAGCCATCAATCTTCACCACCTTTTCAATCTTTTCTTCCTGCACATTTTCCTGCACATTCTGAAGCTGTTCTTCAAGTGCTTTGGAATAGTTCAACAGTTCAAGATTTTCTTGACTTCTGACATCAGAAAGAACAGATGACAGAACCAAATCAGCCAGTTCAGGTGTCAGACCTGATTCATTGATTGCTGTCAAAACCTTTCCCTTTGCCTGATGCAAAAGAACAGATAAACTTGGATTCATTCTTCTTCATCCTCTCTTTCTGTATTGTTTTCATTTGGATTATAAGAACCTGAAGAAGAAACAGTGCTGTTCACTGCGTTCTTTCCCGGTTCTTTATCTTTTATATCTTTCAGTTTCATCTATATCACCTTAACTCCAATAACCTACAATAATTCCGTTTGAAACTCTCAACTTTGATGTCTGAATGTCCCAACTGATTCCACCGTCACTTTGTGCAGTTATGGTCACATCAGTAACAATAGGGATTGTTCCTGTATAACCGGAATAATTGCTTCCGTTATATGCAACACTAACACCATCTAAATACACATTCTTGATAGTGTAGTTATGTGCATTCATATCACAACCAAGGTGCATTCCATAGGTGGAATAGATGGAATTCGCCCTTGAAAAACACAACATGGTTGTATAGGCTGTATCACTTGAAGATGCCTTTTGTGCAAAAGCCATGTATTTTCCGTTAGGTTCAAGATCGAAAACCAAACCTTTGTGGTCATTATTACCTGTCCATTGATTAGTTCCTATCTTTCCAACATAGTAACCATCCCTATAAAAGTGATGACCGGAATCATTCAGTTTTGATCTTAGTTTCTGTGTGGAAGTGTTTGCAGAATCATATATCTGCAATTCAGCATTTGCAAACTGAATGTATTTGCTGATATTATTCCAAGCAATTCTGACATCGGTTGCAGATTGTTGAATCCTTGTTGAAAGTTCATTACTGTTCAATTTTTGTGCAACAGTTGAAGTAATTCCATCAAGGGTGACTTGCAGATCAGCACTTTTGGTGTAGCTTTGCAACTGTGTGTCAGTATAATTTTCGGCATAACCTTTTGCAGAAAGAAGAACACCTTCACCGTTCACGCTGATAGCATTTTCAACTTCAAGCCTTGTCCAGTAGGGCTGAAGGGCTGTGTCAGTATAATCTTCAGCGTTTGATTCTGCTGCTGCTTGTGCATTGGAAATCTGCGTTTCAACAGATGTTCTATATACCACATCCAACTTGTCTGCGCTGATCGAACCTGCAACAATTCTTTGACCTACAATTCCACCGTCCATTGTCATAGCGGAAAGATATGTTCCGTTATAACCGGAATTAGAGAAACCAAGACCGCCAAGATTCCACCGCCAAACCTTGGTTGCAGTTTCCACATCATCAGTGTCCATTATCAACTGTTCTTCAGCCGTTGTGACAACATGACCATGTGTTGCAGCAGTAATCAAGGCTGTTGCATTCGCCATTGCTTCTTCAAGGATGATCCTTTGTGAAGGAACTGCATTGATCCTTTCAATGACATCCTGATTAGAACTAACACTGGAAGAACTGAAGGACACATCTTCTTCACTCCCCAAAGTGATTTTGTCCTTTTCAGGATTGTCCAGTGACAACTTCAGTTTTGTGACCGGGAAGAACTTATCCAGTCCATGTGGTGGGGAAACAACCCTGATGGTGTCAAGAAGGTTGATCCTTTCAATACTGACATCAAGATTGTTCAAATCAACCGCTGAAACAGATAAAACCAAATTTTCAAACTGAACACTTTGCAGATATTCAGTGCCTTTCCGCTTCAGGTTAGATGCAACATTGACATCATCAAAAGTGACTGTTCTGAATATCCATCCAAAGTTGTCCACCGCTTCCTGCGTGTAGATGAAATCACTTCCACCATTGACAGATTTGATGGTCAGTCTTTCATCAAGTGCCTGAATAGTAGATGTCGGCAATTTACCACCCAAGGGAATGATTGCTGTTGCAATATCAGTCGCATCAATGGTGGTGCTGAAATCAAGAAGGTTTTTTCCAAACCTGATGACCTGTTCATTGACATTTGGGAAGTCCGCAAGATAGTCAATGTATTTCACACCATCCACTTTCCTGATCCTGATATGACCGCCTAATCTTTTTATCAGTTTTTCCTTGATCGCCTGAAGCGTGTTTTCATAGTTGGTATATCTGTAAAGGGAATCATTACTGTCAGTGACAGTCACCTGACCGACTGCAAACATCTTCTTTCCTTGATAGTCAGAAGGAATGACCTTGGTGTAATGCCAACCACGGTTCTGTTGTGAATTATATGGGTGTGGTGTCTGAACATCATCAAGATCAGATGTTGTGGTCATGGGATATCTCAACATATATGAAAATGGTGAAACCCTTGTTGCAGCGGAACATTCATCATCAGTCAGTTCAACGGAATCAACCTTCCATCCATACGCTTCTTCTGCTAATGCACCGGTGAAGAAAATGTAAAAATCAAGTGTTGGAACAACAAATGTTTTTCCGGCAACATCAACACCTTTGACCCTATCCAAGACCCTGTACCACTGATTATCTTTCTTGTAATACAAAGAAATATGGTCATCCTTCTTTGTGAAACACTGTGGATCAAAGGTAATTCCAATGTTAGGTTCAACAACCTGTGCATTGTGAATTTCAATCATGGTTTCAAGGAATCCCCTGACAGTCATATTGTGGTATTCAGCAGGTCTTTGAATAGAATCCGTCAGATAATCAAGTTCACCTTTACAGACAACTTTTTTGTTTTTATAAAAGTCAGACCTTTCTTCTGTTGGTCTGCCTGAAAAGATTTCAACATCGTTATGCAGAACAGTGACAACTGACTTCAGCTTCTTGATTCTGTCATAATAGGGATGTTTTGGTGAAATCTTGAAATCAAACTGACCTGAATCATTATCTTCCAGACTAACTGAAGGATTGTTCAGAAACAGGTCAGCTTTTTCTAAATCGTGAAGGGGAAGTCCATCACAATATACTTTGTACATTACAATGAACCCCCCTTGAATGTGATGGTCACTTCACTATTCCCGGTAAACATGAAAGTGTTTATTCCGGGTGACATCAATACATCAGTCAATGTCTTTGTCTGTCCTGCGTTCAAATCATAAGTGTGACCTAAGATTTCAACATGAACTGCATTTGTTGTGTGGATAGTAGGTGAGCAAGGCTTCCTTCCGTTGTTCACCTGAATGAATGTGGGTGAACTGTATGTCGTATATGTCAAAGGTCTGATTTCACCATTGATGAAGTTAAAATCATCCCAAGTCCAAGGTGAATTACCACCTTTAGTTTTGTTGTCATACTTCCAAGGTTCAGCATCAACATCTATGACAATAGTTCCTGTCCGTTTGTTGGATTTGAACTTATTGACCGTACATCTGCCCATATAGTAGTATTCAAAATCCCAATCCATTTGAATTTTGAGATATTCACCATGAAGATAGTTCATCACCTGTGAAAGTCTTGTTGACCATCCGTTGAAGTGGTCAATCACCGTGAAGGTGAACTGAAGTTTCCTGTTTTCAAACTTCACATCTTCAGTCAGAACATCAGTCAGATCAAGTTTTCCATCCATACCGGGAACATTTACATCTTTGGTTTTGGGTTTAGGGATTCCAATGTCTTTGGATGACAGAATCAATCCAAAATCTGTGTATGAATTCTTTGTTCCGAATGTTACAGTGTCCATACATTATCCCCTCTCTTTCCGTTTCTTGATGATTCCAAGTTCCCTGTCAACCTTGGGTGTTAGCTCTGCAACAAGTGTGTCACCATCAAGAACCATCTGAACATCAAATGCTTCAAGTAGTTCAGGAAACCACTGAAGAAGTGTGTCAAGGATTCTTGAAACAAGATTTTCAATGTTCCTGATCCTGTCACCAACTTCAGTTTTAAATGTCTGAATGATGCCGGTGTTTGCAGAAATTTCCCTTGCATCCATCGGCTGACTGATGGTGATTTCGTGAAGCTGCGTTGCAACTCTGTTGATCCATCCAGTGTTGTTTTCAAGGGGAACAATAGCTTCTGCACCATCTTCACCGACAACAGCAGGTGTCAGACCGTCAACAACACCACCTTCAGCAAGGTGTGCAATATGAGAAATATCAAAACCAAAGTGTTGACCGCCGACAATAGGAACCCAATCAGGAATATCAAAGGACAACATATTCAGACCATCAATCAGAACATTGATTCCATCAATGATCCAGTTGATTGGTGCTTTGACTATGTTGACAAGTCCATCAAACACATTGCTGAACCAATCACCTATTCCTGAAAAGATGCCTGTGATCGCATCCCAAGCACCTTGGAAAATGTTGCCGAACCACTCGCCAACACCGCTGAAAACATTGACGATGCCATCCCAAATGCCACTGAAGAAGCCGGTCACGGCATTCCAAACACTTGTTATTGCATCCCATGCACCGCTGAAGATGTCACCGAACCATTCGCCAACAGAAGAAAATACATCAACAATACCATCCCAAATGCCGGAAAACCATTCAACCACAACATTCCAAATGTTCTTGATGCCTTCCCAAGCTGATGTAAATACACCGCTGAACCATTCACCGACTGAAGAAAAGATGTTCTGTATTCCTTCCCAAGCACCTGAAAAGATTTGTGACATTGCTTCCCAAATCTTGGGTCCGGCTTCAATTAGCGCATTGACTATTGCTTCTATGATCTTGGGAATCGCTTCAATCAGTCCAATAATGATTTCAGGAAGGTGGATCACCAACTGGATCACCAAGGTGATTAGACCTTCGATCAACTGTGGTATGCACTCAATCAGACCTGTGATGACTTTTTCAATGATAGTAGGCAAAGCATCAATCAAACCCATGATGATGTCAGGGATCGCTTCAACTATACCAAGCACCAGTGAAATCAGACCATCAATCAAAGATGGTAAATTGTCAATCAGTGCATCCACAATAGAAATTATTATGTCAGGCAAATTATCAATGATGGGTTGAATGATGTCACTGATGTTTTCCATCAAATAAACCACCATATCAATTATTGCTGTAACCAACTGTGGGATCAGGGTTGGAAGGGCTGATGCAATGGCTTCTACCAATTTTGGTAGCGCATCCACTATTCCCTCAAACACCGTTTCCAGTGCTGAAATCAAATCAGGCAATATATCTAAAATCATAGTTGCCAATTCAGGCAATATGCCGACAAATGCGTTCAGAAGGGCTGTTGCACCTTGAATCACTGAAGGAAGAATCTGTTCCATGATGCCCGGGATCGCTGAAATGATCTTTGGTGCAAGTTTCTGAATCAGACCTGTGATGCCGTTCAGCACAATTCCGATCCTTGGGATGATATTGTCACCGACTGTGACAATGCTTTCAAAAAAGTTGTTGACCAAAACATCAAGGTCTTGGGTGTCATCAGCCAAACCAGTCAGAAGGTTTTGCCATGATGCTTTTGCAGCACTTATTGATCCTGAAATAGTTGAACTTGCTTCCTTTGCTGTTGTGCCTGTAATACCCATTTCGGTTTGCACAACATGAATTGCATCAACAATGTCAGCATAAGAAGATATGTCATATTCGATGCCAGAAAGTTTGGTTGCATCTTCAAGCAACCTTTCCATTTCTTCCTTCGTTCCACCATATCCAAGTTTCAAGTTGTCAAGCATGGTGTAATTTTGCTTTGCAAAACCCTGATATGCAGTCTGAATGGATTCAATAGATGTACCCATCTTGTTAGCATTGTCTGACATATCAATGATTGCCATGTCAGCCTTTTGCGCTGCTGCAACCGTATCACCACCAAGCGACTGAAGCAGTGATGCAGAAAACCCTGTTACAGTTTCCATGTAATCATTCGCTGACATTCCTGCTGTTTGGTAGGCTTTTTGTGAATTGGCAATTACAGTGTCAGCACTGTCTTTGAACAGTGTTTCAACACCGCCGACCAACTGTTCATAGTCAGCATAGGAATCAAGTGCTTTTTTGCCAACACCAACAACCGCTGCACCTGCTGCTGCAAGACCAATTGCAATGGTTTTTCCAACTTTTGCAGCTGCTGAACCGATCTTTGAAAAGACTTTCCCCATTCTGCCTTCAGTTTGTTCACTTTCATCAGCAAGACCTTTGACATCATCACTTGCACCCTTCGCCTTCTCTGATGTTTCGTCAATTCCTCTGTTCGCTTCAGCGTTGTTCAGTGCTATTGTTCCAAATAGTTTGAATAGCTCCATTGATGCACCCCCTTTCTTTAGTTTTCGGGTTCAAAACTGTTCAAAATATTTATTGAACTGTTGATGGTTGCACCGATTTGTTCATCCGTGACTTCATCATCAGTTTGTGGGATATTCAGACTTGATTTCCAATCCTTGAAGGACTGTCCATCACCGACTTTGTGCAAGAAAAATTCCCAAAGGGCATCATCTGCATCATCTTCCACCAACTGAAGAACAAAGTCAGAGAATTGACCAACCAGAATTACTTGGTCAATAAGAAGAAATGGACTTGCATATCGTTTGAATAGCAAGTCCATAAACTTCAAAAAATTTAGTTGAACAACTCGGAAGCAACCTTGAAAAAATCCCTGAATTCTTCCTTCTTGAAGAAGTCCACAATCATCTTCATGTAGACCGGGAAAGAAAAAGCCTTGATTTCATCAACTGTTTTGTCACTGACCTTTGCAAGCAGGACAAACAGTTCTTCTTCACACGCAGGATAGTTGGAAACAACAATGTTTCCGATATCCAGTGCAACCTTGATTCCGGCAAGGTTGGTGATCGCTTCCTTCGCCTTTGTCTTATCTCTGAAAATTTTCAGCAAATCAGCAGATTCAAAACACTTGGTGAACTTGTCAATTCCGATCTTGCCGATGACCGCACACATAGGTGCAACATCAGTTGCATCCAACTGTTTGAATGTATAAAGTTTCTGTTTACCGCCGTTGATAACTTCCATGATTGTTCAACCTTTCTTTAACCCTGTGCCGGGTAGTAGATGTGATAGGGCAACTTCATCAGGTCACCAGTAACTTCCTGATAACATTCAAAAGTAACCTTGACAACAGTGTTGTCCTTGTTCTTCGCTTCACCCTCAAAACCAGTGGTGCAAAGCGCATTGTCAAGGATGACGATGATCGGGTCATTGTTGGTCTTATGACCAATGAAACCGATGTTGTCAAAATAGTCACCTGCTGCAATGTCAGCCTTGGAAACGATTTCGGCATAACCGTCAACCTCAACCTGTGATCTGTCTTCACCGATGACAGTCATCTTCAGCAGATCAGGTGTGATTTCAACAAGGTTTGTTTCGAGCTTCGCAACTTCACCCTGTTTGAAGTCCAAACCCTTGACCTTGACCAAAGCACCGTCAACTTCAACGGTCTTGATCTCAGGTGTTATGGTCAGCTTGTTACCGCCGGATGTCGCACCAATCAAGGATTCAGCAAAGTTCCACCCCTTATAGAAATAGGTGTTTGCTTCCCATGTAGGTGCAGAACTGCCGGTCACCTTGGTATAGGTGTAATCGGGTGCATCACCACTTCTGGTGTAATAGTTCTGATAGTTGGATTGCCAATCAGCAGGCTGTGCAGTTAAGGCATGATAACCAAACTTCAAATTCTTGTGAAGCGTACCTGCACCAAGCAGAATGTTTTCAGGTGTTGCAGAAGTAACACCATGTTTCTTCAACTCATTGAACATCTTCATTTTCCTTTCCACATTTTTATTGATAAGTTGACCTGACATTTCTTCAGGTCATCATCTTCAACCGGGATCATCAAAGAACCACCATAAAAGACAGTGACTGAAGAACCATTCTTCATTTCAGAAATTCCATGAAGAAAATGGTCTTTAATCACTGCCTTTTGTCTTTCCAGTTCAATATGTGATCCCCTCGAAAATCCGGTCAGAATAACTGTAGGTTCACACTTTCCATCCTCGGTCATGTTTTCGGGTTCAGTGTATTCACCGACCCAATAAGGATAGACAGGTGGTGATTTAGTCATCTGACCATATTCATAGTTCAGACCAAGTGTTTCCATCTGATCCTGAACAACTGCAAGAACATCAATCATATCAAATCCCCCTCAACTTTTCTTCCAATAGCTTCTGAATACTCGGTTTCAGTGTTTCCAGTGCCTTCCACAATGCCCTGTTCGGCTTTTTACCCATAGTAAAATGCCATTTGCCTTTATCGTCCTGATATCGCCAACCGCCTTTTCGACCATTACCCTTCAAGGCATATTCACCAGTACCAAATTCTTCCCAGATTGCATTTTCCAAAGGTGAACCGATACTTGCAGACAGTTCACCTTCATCAATGACATAATCCCAAGAACCTTTGGTCTGACCAGAATCAACCCGGCTATTCCTTTGGGTTTGTGATACAAATTCACCGCCGACTTCATCAAGGAAGGCAATACCTGCATCCTGAATGGCATCTTTACAAAGAATACTGAAGTCCTGAAATTGAATGTTACCCATTTTGACCACCAACAAACTTTAGATAGATTTCAAGATGTTGGTGCATACCCATAGGATCATCAATCAGTTGGATTTGATACATCTGACCTTCAATCAACATTCTTGCATTTTCGCTTGTCACATCAACAGTCCCTTCCAGTGTTTCATCATGGATTGAACCGTTGATGAAGTTTAAGGTGTCCCACACCCACTTCCCGGACAAACCTTTGAAGGATTGATAACCACAAAGGAAGATGTGTGTGGATTCCTGAATTTTTGCATTGAAGGTGGTGTTTTTGGAATTGCCGTTCTGCAAATCCAAATACCCCTTGACCGCTGCAACATCAACCCAGATGTGTTCACGCTCTCCAATGCTGTTCTTTGAACCTTCATCCTTCACCTGAATCAGTGCAAGGGTATTTCCACCAATAGCCTTCATTGTCAAAACCTCGCTTTACAGTAAGGTTTCAAGAATCCAAGAAGGGTTGACGGATAACCCATCAACTGATTCCCTTCATCCTGTGCAAAGTATGTCACAGAATGTCTGGACAGGGTTTCAGACTGAATACCAACCTTCTGTCTGTTCTGAACATCCCACTGCAACAGGTTGATAACTCCATCAACGATTGATGCAGGATATTCCACCTTGGTCATCAGGTTGGTGTTTGAATCATACAGTTCTTTGTCAAGGGTGATGATCCTGTTTATCCGGTCAATAGCAGTAATAACAACCAGACCTTCATTGATCGAATCTGTGATCTGAAGTGTATCACCGACCTTCAAATAACTAAGATGACCCTTGATAACACCGTTGATTGAAGGTGCTGAAAACCTGATATTCCGATTTTGGAAATTATTGTTGGTGTATGCCCGGATTAGTTCTTCAATACCATTCATCTTGCGCTGAAGGATCGAATCACTGATTCCGCTGAATTCAGGGATTTTTTTCAGTTCTGCAATACTTATAATCACGGTTCAACACCCCTTTCAAATAGAAATGCACCCATAGTGGCAATAACTATGGGTGCATCGTTTTGTTATTCAGCAGTTACAGTGTAACCCTTGTGTTCTCTGAACCACTGCGCCATGCGCTCATTCACACCGGTTGCAACACCCTTTGCGAAGGCAACACCACCTGCACCAATGCCGGTGTAATTGTTTTTCACCTTCACAGTGTAGGTTTTCGCCTTTTTAGGGGCTTTCTTCTTGGGTTCCTCGGTGGTTTCATTTGTGTTCTGTTCGCCCTTGGTATCGGGGTTCTTGGTTGTTTCAGCCATTGTTTTTCATCCTTTCTTATGCAATCTTGATATTGCGAAGAACACCTGCGTGTTGCGTGTTCTTCAGAACAGTTGCGCCGATCAGTTCCAGTTCCGCATCCTTCACAGGATTGGGAGAAGTGAAGTCAGGCAAGAAAGATTCAATGACATGAGAACCATTCATGGTGATGCCATGGAAACCGTCATTGACATCAAACTTCACACCGTAGATGTCAGTTACACCAGTGGTGGACTGACCGCCGATGGTCTTGGTTGCAATCGGAATAACCGCCTGTGCAGTTGCCTGACCTTCTGCAACAGTGTAATGGTTCTTCATGTCGATGAAGCGCAGACCATCAAGGGTGATGACCTTCTTGCCGAATGCTTCTTCAGCTTCGGTCTTGTAACCAAGGATTCTTGCGACTGTCTGAATCTTGGAAATCATCTTGGTGTTCATCAGAAGGGCATCGGCATCAGTTTCCGCTGCAAGAAGTGTCAGGGCTTCATAGAACTCATCCGCATTCTGCTTCAGGGCTGCCATGGTGGAAAGGTCGATCTTGCCACCTGCGTTGTACTCAGTGGAAGTACCTGCAAGCATGGAATCCAGACCTTCAAATTCCGGGTGATCCCCTTCAGCAGTGGTGACTGCATCACCATTGATAAGGGTGAAGTTGAACAGGGATGCAACCGCCTTGATATGCTCCTCAAGCTGATAGGCAAAGTTGTTGAAGCGACCGTTTGCCTTGTTCAGCACCCTGTCAAGCTGAATCTTGCCACCCATGATGGCAAGCTGTGCGATCTTCTGCTCAACGGTTGCTTCAGATGCCGTGTACTCACCGTACAGCTTTCTGAATTCCGCTACAGCAGGAAGCACCTTTCTGACATAGGTGTAGCGCAGTGTGGAATTTCCACCGCCTTCTGCTACACAATCATCAAAGGGAAGCAGTGTCAGAATCTCCGATTCCCTGTAGAAGATGTCAACAATCTTGTTGAACACCTTGTCATTCATTGCGACCTTGATCTGTTCAAGTGTCATTACCATAAATCAATCATCCTTTCTTTATGTGTTTTGTTCATATTTCTGCTGAAGTGCTTCAGCAAGGGTTTTGGGTTCAGAACCGCCTGCACCACCTTCATCACCCTTGGGAAGTTTGTTTTCATCAATCTTCTTTTTGGCTTCAGAAGAAAAGTGCTGCGGAAATTGTGTTTTTTGCGCTGCAATGGTGTCATCAATGCCCTTGATTTTGCCATCATCACCAAGGGTGACTTCACCTTTTTCTTTGATCTTGAAGGTAAGGTAATCAACATCAGTTGCACCTGCTTCCAGAAGGGCAACCTTCAGTGCAGCATCAATCTTGGTCTGCTGAAGCTCCTTCTGTAAGTCAGCCACCTGTGTTTCATAAGCAGTGATCTTGGACTGAAGTGCTTCACTGCCGGCATTGTCCTTCTTCAACTGCTCAATCAGTGTGGTGGATTCACCATGCTGTTTGGTCAGGTTGTCAAATTCGCCTTTCAGCTTGTTGTAACGGATGTCAAGGTTTTCTTCATTTGCCGTGAAAATCTTGTTCTGCTTCATTTCACCAATGACAGATTCAACCGCCTTGTCATCCAGACCTTTTGCCTTCAAAATTTCCTGTAATGTCATGTATAATGACCCCTTTCAAATATGATTTTTACAAGTTACATCTTGCTTTGAAAATACTCTGTTTTACTTCTGACTTTTGAAGAAGGGTATGAAAAAAGCACCCTTTCAGGTGCTTCATCAATAAAAGTTATTGTCGATCTTTGAAAAAGTCCTTCCAGTAGGGATTTTCTTTGTCAAAGATTTCTTTTTGTTCAGGTGTCAGATTGTGGGGATAATCCTCAAACAAATTGAACACCTGTTTTTTATCAAAACTGAAAAGGAACTTTCCATCTTCATCAGATGTATCAACCCACCAAATCTGATCTGATGGATCTTCTTTGTAGAATCTATCACCTGACATGACCTGCTGCCCCCTTTCGCTGTTTTGATCCGTCTGTGTTAATATACCCCAAAATGGTTCTGAAATCGTCACCCTTCAACTGACTAATATCTGTTGCATAAGCTGTGGAATGATACCGGGAAGATGACGAACAACCAAACCTATATTTCAGTGTAGATGCTACATCACCAAAGTCTTTCCAACCATTGGCATCAGGTCTTGAACTCTGCAATTCAAGGTATTGTAGAACTCCATTTTTATTTCTGACAATGGCTGCGTGTCTACCGACAGAAAGATAATATTCTTCACCTTCCTGTAACTGACTAAGGATTCTTTTTCCGTTGGTCAAGTTGCTCTTTGCAGAATCAGAAACAATAGAATTTGCACCCAAATCTTTGAACATCTTCACCTTATTGCTTTTGCTTGAAAAATAATCCATGCTGTCACCACCACGGAAATCAAGAACATTCCATCCTTGTTTCTGTCCGGCATAAGCTAAAGCAGCAGATGCACATGATCCGCTTGTCATATCTCCACCTGCTACCAGATGAATGATTTCATCTTCGGTCAGAACATCAGGGTGTAGCGCAACTTCATTATAATCAATCCCGTGATTCTGCAATGCTTTACTTGTTGCAGTTTCAACAGGTGAAAATGTTTTACTTGTTGGTTTGCTACCAGTTGAAGGTGATTTCATTGTAGCAGACTGTTTGGATTTTGACAATGGTTTTGTCAGATTCAAGTATTTATTCTTGAAATCCTCATAACCAGTGGTGTCAATAAAACCGCCTGTTTCATTGTTCCATTTGGTGTATGATCCATTATCAGAATAGGTGACTTCACCTGTTTTAGGATCAACATTCTGTTTCAAAGCCCATCTTGCCCTTTGCAGAACACAACACCGACAGTTGCAATCTTCAGCAGCAATACCAAATCCACCCGGTGCATCAACCTTCATCCCGGCAACTTCAAATGATTCATCCAGTTCCCTGATCTGTCCATCCAGTTCCCGGTGATGTGGTCTGGTGTTACCGTCAAGGGTTGAATCCCACTGTTTGACGATATCCGCACCACGCTTCTTTGCTTCCTTCATTGCATCTATCCGGGCATCATTTTGAACCCTGTGTCCTTCAGTCCGGGCAATCAGCTTTGATCTATTCATATCTGCCTGACCATAATCAGTGATATTTCGGGCAATGTCAGAATAGGAAAGGTCTGATGCAAGACCCCTTTGAAGCTCCGTTTTGACCTGTTCTTTCAAAAGTTTGGTGTTCACACCAAGTTTATTTGAAAGTTTGAAGTCATCACCGGTCTTTTGAACCGCTTTGATGACCTGCCTTTGGTCAATCGGGATCGTCAGCGGAACACCCTGACCTTGCCAATCATAATTTGCACCAATGAAACCTGTACTGTAACAGGTCTGAAGGTATTCTGCAATGGTAGTGAAGTTGTTACCCTGAAGGGTGTCAAGAATACCTGAAATCTGCGCTTCCAACTGTTGCTGAAATTCCAGTTGATAGGCTTTGGATTGTGTCAGGGGATTTGATTGAAGTTCCCTGATATTCCTTCTGATCCTTGCAAGGGCTGAAGTGTAATTGCTTTCGATTCCTGCCATTACCGCCTTTTCATCCTGCAAGGATGCCTGAAGCACTTCTTTCTGTCTTTTGTTCATTAACCACCGTCACCGCCTTCAGCACCAACATCATCTTCAACCGGCTGATTTGCCAGTGATTCAGATGCAGTGTTCAGGTCAACAACAGGGTTTTGTTCAACCGCAGATTTGACATCTTCATAGTCAAGATCAAACAGTTCACAAATAGCCTGAAGAACAGTTTCATTATCGAGCCTTGCAGCAGCGTTCAGGATCGTGTTCAATCTGATCTGCTGTGTTTCAGCTTCAGTCTTTTCAATCTGTGCATTGTCTGAAGCGTTGGTCATTACCTCTCTTTGGAAATCAAAGTGAACATCCTTCAACTGATAATCAGTTTTATTGACTTCATTGATTTCCTGAAGGGCAACCTTGACCAACTTCTTCAGAAAGGCTTTGACCTTGGTTTCCAGTTTATTACACTTCAGATCAAGAAGTGCATACCGGGACTTGATGACAACATTTGTGATATTGCCATCACCAAGCTGTGAAGAATTGAAACCCATGCCGAACTTGTAAATGTTCTTTTCATCAATTTCCAGTTTCTTTGCCCTTGCATCAAAGGGAAGGTCAACTGTCTTGATATCAACATCACCATCGGGAGAAACACCAATGTGTTTCTTGGTCTTGATGTTCTGAATCAGTTCTTCCATGTTGTCACCTTGGAATCCTTTGACAACATAAACCGCTTCAGATACATCCTGAAGGTTGTTGGATAATCCGCATGACATCAGATCATAGTCATCAATGATCGCCTTGACCGGATTCAGATGACTGGTCTGCTTTCTGTTGGCATCCAACCTGAAGAAGGGGATGAAACCAAAGGAATCACCAAACTTGCCTTCTTCATTGTCCTTTTCATAAACAATGTGTGGTCTTGGGTTGATTGGTTCATCAGTGTCCTTTTCGATCTTGTCAGAATCGACCTGAACATAATATGTAACCTGTTTATCATCCCAAACCTGAATCCGCTTGATCTTCTTCTGTCCTTTGTCGATCCTGTCAACATACCAGTATATTACATAGGAAGTATGGTCATCAGTGTCCTTTGCTCTGACCTCGACAACACCCATTGCATCAGCGTACTGAAAAGCAATCCTGTCATCAACTGATTTATATGCGTACATATTACCAAAGCCACCTGCACACACATCAGTCAGGGTGTCGGCAAATTCATCCTTGAAGTCATCCCCAAAATACTGATCCAGTTCTTCCTGTAGTTCAGGAATATCAGAAAGAACAAAGGATTCCTTGCCGGATAGCATATATTGAACACACTGATCTACCAGTTCAGTGAAGAAAGGATGACAGATTTTGATGTTGCTTCTTGTCTTATCTTCAACCAACTGTCCATTTGCATTGAAATAATACAGTTTGTAGTTCAAAATATCGTGCTGACCTTCATAGTACCGATGACCAATCTTTGCACTGGTCTTTCTGGTGCTTGAAGAATCTTCCTGAATCAACCTGCTGATTTCACTAACTGTAAGCATTCTTTTTTCACCGCCCTTTCATCAAAATTATTGTGTAATAAAATCAGAACCTGCATCTTTCTTGGATTTATGCAGGTTCTTGTTACTACCGTGTTACTAATATAACCATTGATTGTTCTTGATGAACTGTTCAAAGCCATAGCGCATAGCATCCATCAAGTGGTTAAAATCATCAATGGGTGTGTTCAGAATCTTTCCAAACCGATCCTTTGACCAAGTATAGTTGGAAATCTCTGTCAGGAAGTTCACGCACCGGGGATGGATGATGATTGTGCAATCCTGAATCCACTGGATGCCATTGTTCACACTGTCCTTTCCCTTTTCGGCTCCCTTGATCCTCAATCCATAATCCTGAAGTTCAGCATTTGATTTTGGTTCAGCAGAATCACCGGTGAACCGGTCTTTTCCATATCCCATTGATACAAGGTTGTTATATATTTTTCTGTTTGACAGACCCTTTTCATACATTTCATCCCACACAAAGATGGTCTTAGATTCAAGATCAATAAATCCGATGAATGCAGCGGAAGGATCATTTGTATATCCATAGTCAAGACCGAACCCTGATTTCAGTCCCGGATATTGCTTTTGTATCTCTGCAAGGCTGAAGGGTTGTTCTTTCCAATTCTCATAGACCAGACCATCAACGATGCCCCAATCACCAAGACCTGCAACCCGGTATCTTCTCGGATTCTGCTTCTTCATCCGTTCAAATACCTTCTTGTCAGCTTCATCCAACCATTCATTGCACAAATAGTTGGTGGTCATGGCAAGAATATCAGGATCAGGTTCAGCATCAAAGAATCTTGCCTTGATCCAGTGATGTTCATTCCAAGGGTTGAAGGTCATTGTCACCTGTTTGAATAACGGATCAGGAACTTCACCACGGATTGATTCATCAATAGTGTCAAAGTCTGATTCACTCATTATTTCATAGGCTTCTTCGATCCACAACCAACAAAGGAATCCCACATCAACAGTGATTGATGTCACCTTCAAAGGATCATCAAGACCCCTGAAGATGATCTTCTGTCCGGTTTCCCGGTTGATGATTTCCAGTGGTGATTCTTTGGGAATCCACACATTCTGCAAACCAAGTCTGTTGATCGCCCACTTCAGATCAGCAAAACAGGAATCCTTCAGTGTTCTGAAAGTCTTTCTGATAACCAACAGATTTGCCTGTTCATATTTCTTTTTTGATAGGTTGCTGATAAACCAAAGGGAAGCTGTCTTTGACTTCTTTGATGCTCTCGATCCCTTTACAATCCGGTATCTTCCTTTGAATTTCCAAAAGGCATCATAACCTTTACCAACAAAGTCTGACATCTTCAGAACCGTCTTGTTCATCGGAATACCACCTTAATTGTGCGATAATAATTGCAGAACCGCATTGAATCAGCAAAAGAAGAATGATTTGTTACTAACCTGTTACTAATCATCCAGATCATCCACAATCGTGACCTTTGTTTCTCCGGTCAGATTCACTTTGTCAACAAACATCCCCAAATGCTTTCCAAGAAGTTCAAGTGCTTTCAGTTTTGAAGAAATCTTCACTTCTCTTTCAATGCTTGAACCTGATTCAGAACTTGATGATTTATACTTTATGCCTTCAATACAAGACAGGTCATCATCTGAAGCATTAAAATTTATTCGACCTTTTTCATCTACAATATCGGTCATGTTGACAAATGCCAGTTTTGCCAGTTCCTGAATCACTCGATCTTGATTGATTCCAGTTCTTTTGCTTCTTTCTGCAATAGCCTTTCCAATAGCACTTTGAACTGAAGTTTTCTGAAGTAGTTGATACCCTTGTTCTTGTGCCGTTTGTGGTGAATAACCTGCCCTAATTGCAGCTTGTGTTGCGTTCAGGTCAATCAGGTATTCTTCAACAAACCGCTTTTGTCTGTCTGTCATTCTTGCCATCTTGCAACACCTGCCTTTCAAACCTTTCAAAAAATGAAAAGCACCGCAAAGGTTTCAAGAAGGAAATTACAAGAAACCTCTGCAATGCTTTTCTGACTATAATTATACATTATAATTATAGTGACATTCAATAGAAAACAAGTGTCATTTAATGTCAAGATTATTCAGCGCATCTTTGTGAAGTCGGTGAACCTGCTTCAGTGACAAGTCCATCAAGGATGCAACTGCTTCCCATTTCATAAAATGAATGTATCTGTACTTCAGTACAAGTCTTTGACCGTTATCAGGAATCTGCATGATCTTGTCATGCGCTTCCTTTTTCAGATCAACAAACCTGTCTATTTCTGAATTGATATATGCTTCAAGATCAACAATCTTTTGAATACAGTTTGCAAATGGTGCTTCCTGTTTATGACCGCCTGAAGGCATACCGGACAACTTTGGTGACGGAACAGACAATGCAAGCTGTTTCAACTGATTCAGTTCATCAAGGTCAGAGTTAATCAAGGCATCAAGTCTGTGAAGCTGTTTCAAGTATTCTTTTGAAGTCAATTTCATCACATCCTTTCATCATTTGAAGGGTAACAGGTAACAGGTAACACTTCTATTTCTTATTCTTTTATTTTTTAGGCATAGTCGATTTTCGATGAAAAAATTTTCATTTATTCAAGAAATAAAGAATTTTGTGTTACCTGTTACCCTAACCCCTACAACTTCAGTATTTATCAAGGTTTTTGAGGGTAACACATAGGTAACAGAAAAACGCTAATTTTCCGATCTATAGCAGCATTGACCATCTTTCCAAGCACCACAACCTTCTTGTTTACACTCAACAAAGGATGCTGTGTTTGTCTGAATCTCCATCCAGTGGGTCTGTTTGCCTTCATCGTCATACTGCATTTGTGTCTGCGTGATCTGTTTTCTGTTTACGGCATAAGGGCAAATCATTCTGAAGATTTACCCCCCCCCCCTGAAGTCTTAAACACAAACCATCTTTATATGCCATGCACCGGCAACCATCACACTTCTTGAAGTATTCATTGTATGATCGTTTACCAAGCGCATTGTTGATCTGTGTCTTGACTGTTCTTTTGAATGGACAAACTTTCTGTTCATTCATCTTCATCACATCCTTCTTGTAAGTATTTCAAGAAATCATTCATCAGCCTGTTATGATTCTTGTTCCTGACCCTTGCCTTCTTCGCATGAAAAGCAAGATAAACCACTTTCTTATTCGGATAGTTGGAACAGTAGTTGTGGAACTCATTCACCCAAACATCAATGACTGGTTTCAAATCCACCACCAGTTGTTCACATAGGTTTCGCATGATCCGGGTGACTTCATCAACCAATATCTTCACGGCTTCCATCAGTTTGTCAATCGTTTCCTGATCTATGTAATCAGCGATTCCCACAATCACACCCCCTTGACCCTTGAAGCATACATATCAGCAGTATGGGTGAACAGAACAGTCTGGTATTTCTCAATAGCCTTGCCATAACTGTTCCAGTCCTCTGTCTGATATGCTCCCATGTGGAACCGGATGCAGAAGATTTCTTCTTCGGTCAGGGTGATGAACCGGGACAGAAGCATCACCGATTTGTCACCGTGTCCCTTCAGGATGCTGTCATCAGACTTCACCCACACATCATCCCCGGTAAGAATAACCTTGGGATCATTGCGCTTGTATTCATCAATCTTGCAGAGATCATGGAACATTCCCACAATGAATGGTGATTCAGGTCTTTGCCATCTGATCTGCATACAGTTTGTGTATCTTGCCAATTCAAAGGCAACTGCAAGGGAATGATCGAACAGACCGCCTTCATAGTTCCCATGATGGGTTGCAGAAGCAGGTGCATCAAAGAATCCATGATCCAACAACCAGTCCTTGAATTCTGCTGTAATGATGTTGTGAAAAGATGGTCTGTCAAAGATTCCACAGAATTTGTTGATCCTTTCCTTCTTTGTCATCATTTGAAAATCCTTCCTGAATCAGTGTGCTTCAACTCAATCCTGTTCAAAAGTTCAAAGCCTGATTCTTTTATAATGAACTTTATTATCTTAATCAGAAACCAACATTTGCTGTCCGTTTCGGTTTCTTCCCGGATGATGTCTTTCAAACCATCATGGGCTGTCGGATCAGGATAACCTTCAGCGTTATATTTCGGATTGCTTGCCATGACATCACTTCCTTGATCTGCAACCATTGCAAACATGACTGCCTTCAGGGATGATTGCACCGCAGATGACACACTGGTTGGAATTGTGACCAGTAGCAAGTGACATATTGAACTTTTCACACATTGCTGAAGTCTGAACCGCTTCAATGGCAACCTTCTTGGAAAGTTTCTTCACCATTCTGATTTCATTGAATGCAGGTTGATTTTTCTTGATCTTATCCCATGCAACAGCGAATGTTTCAAGCAGTTCATTCATAACATCCATTGTTTCTTCAATTTCTTCCTTGATGACTGCATAGCCTTCATGGGAAGTGTGAAACAGATGATATTTCATGTTAGATGCGTTCAATTCTTTGATGGTCAGTCCATCAATATCATTTGCTATTACATCCACAGTTTTCACCCCCTTCAATATCAAAGATGATGGTTGTTTCCACCTTATCCTTCAAGAAAGGGTTGTTTGAAAACTTGATTGTTGTCATTACCGTTGCCCCAGTGATAAGTTCTGAAGGTGTGAAAGAACCTTCTTTTCTTTCACAGGTTGCCAGATCAACCGATGCACCATCAGGGATCAGTGCGGCAACCTTTTTGAAGTCTTTTCCAGTCATTTTGAATCATCCTTTCTTATTCTTTGTTTAAAGTCAGGGCTGTGAATTCTGCATCCGGATCATGGTGAATATCCAAGGAATCCACTTCATCCCAATCATCATTCCCTGTTTGAATATAAACAAGGGTGTCATCAGGAAGTCCCTGAAGTATCTGTTTTAATGTTTTTACCATCATGTGACATCATCCTTTCAATTTCTGACATATATTCTGAACACTTTGCCCTTGATCTTTTTTGTCTTGGTAGTCATCCCTAACTTTCGGCATAATTGCCTTGAAAATTCAGCCTTTGACATCGGGTTGAAGTTGTTTGCCAGACAATATTCTTTATACCGTCTGAACACCTTGTCTGACTGTTCGTTTTCAATCGGGAAATCTTCCATCTGACATTCTTCAAAAAATCCAAGGATCGGGTTGTTGGATTCTTCATATTCCTTCAACTGCTGTTGAACCTTGGGTGATTCCGTGAATCCCTTGTTCTTGATGACGTTCTTCAAGGCTCTGATCCCAAGAACAATCAAATATTCCATGACTTCCTGTTCCTGAAGTTTATACTTGATGTTGCTGTCATAATCAGGATCATCCTTGCTGAACTCAGCGTTGAAAGGAACAATCAACAGTCTGCGTAAAACCGCACCGGTCTTGTCCTTGATCCTCGGAATGTTGTTTGCGCTGAAAAGAAACTTTGCATAATTGTTGAATTCAAAGGGTTTTTCACCTTTGTTTTGAACCTGCACCCTTTCACCGGTCACAAACTTCTTGAAAATGGAAGCGTTGACGATGAATTCATCACTGATGTCATCACCAAGGTTTGCCAGTTTACCAAACAGGGCTGCATTCTGAAACTTCTGATCCAGTTCTTTCAGATCAAGCGCAGCAATGTTCCTTTCATCCAGAAGGTGCTGCATCATGGCAATGAATGTGGATTTACCATTTGAACCTTCGCCGGTCAGAATGAAGGCTTTACCACCGCCCAAGGTGTTTGAGCGATAGAAGCAAGAACCAATACATTCTTCCAAGATGGTTCTGACCAGTTCATCATCACAGGCAATCTTGTTCAGTGTCCGGTCTGCCAACTCTGAATAGGCTGAAGGGTTATAGTCCCAAGGGATCATATTTGTGATAACGATGTCAGGACTGAAGGGAAGAAGTGTGTCAGTGTTCAGGTCATAGATGCCATTTTTGAAGGCAATGAAGTTTGGTTTTGCCATTTCGGTATTTTTCAGCATCAGCAGATTCAAATATTTGAACACTTCAGTCCTTTTTGAATTTGAAAGGTTGCTGATGTGCCGGATCATTACCGCTTCAATTTCATCCTGACCGGTAACATACACACCATCCTTGAACAGGTGTAACTGTCCGTTGATCCTCAGAATGTGGTTGTTATTTTTGATATAGGTTGCGAACTTGTCAAACAGGAATACATTTTTCTGAAAGAAGATGGGCTTTTGAAAAGCATCATCACGCAAAACCACATCCAGTTCAGAATCAGACAGTGGTTCTTTCAGAATATACTTGTTGATGATCCTGATCGTCTGTCTTGCTTCTTCTTTGGTGAAATCGTTTGCCTGAAGTGTCAGAATGTAGTTGAACAGTGCTTGATTTCTACCATCCCCGGCATCCATATCAAGAAACTGCATTGTGGTCTTGATTGGAAACAACCATTTGGGGATTTCCTGATATTCTTCATCTTCAAAGATGTCATACAGGTTTTTTCTTTCTTTACCATCAATCTTCAATACTTCATAGGAACTTTTGAAGCCTGATTTGATGTCAACTGTTAGACCACAGGCAACCTTGGTTCCGGTGAAGCAGTTTTTGACCTTGCTGTTCTTGAAAAGAAAGTGCATTCCTTTTCTGCTCTGAAGAACCCTGCATCTGACATCTTCAGCAGTGCAGATTTTCAACAGAAGTTCTGACTGCTCCATATCATCCACATCAATCAGGATGGCATCTGATGCCAGTATTCCGGCATATTCAGGAAGGGATGAAACTTCTTCAAGGGTTTTTAGATCGTTTCTGCCCTTGAATTTTTCTGCTGCCTTCTTATCCTTGGTCATTATGTACCCTTTGAAGAAAGGCATTTTTCATCACTTCCTTTCATTGTGTGTGTGTGTGTGTGTGTGCTTTCTGACTGTCCACCCTTTACACATCTTCTTGTAACAGTCAACATGAATGAAGTTTACACCCTTATGACCAAATGCACCGCTGCCGATCTTAGAACTTTTTGCATAGAAGTATTTATCATTCGGATATATCTTTTCACCACATTCAATGCACTTTACACCTTCATCAGGTGGAACTGTTGCTGATCTTCTCATTTCATCACCACCCCAAAATCTGCCAGTCGTTTGTTTGCTTTGTTGATATACCATTGTTTATCCAGTTTTGCAGGAACTTTCACACCGTTCACTTCATCGTTGAAGATGAAACAGTGTTCAGGGCTGTTTTGCAGCTTCGCCGGTCTGCCTGTTCTGATGCTGACCTTCTTCACACCGGGTGCATTTGGGTCTTTTGAAGCGAATACCCGGATGCACTTTTCTTTCAAGCGTTTTTCACCAAACAGAATGCAACTGTACTTGTTTGAAATCTTTGAAACAAGTTGAAATTCCTTCAGATCATTACATTGCATGATGGTTTGTTCCGGTAATATACCGCCGACCATGTAATTGATGACCGCTTTGTTCAGGATCGGAAGATCATAGTCCAGATCAGACAGTGGTTTGATATAACCGCCCTTGGTTTTCTTTGCCCCTGTTTCACGGTCAATAATCAGATAGTTGTTGACATCCTTTTGGAATATCTCACCAAAGAAGGTGTCAAAATCCATCTTCATTCCGGTTCTGCGCTCCCAAGCTGCAACCACATCATCAATAATGTCAAAATCATGGTCATAGTCCTTCAGCTTGATGATGATACCATCTGTGTTGTTTTGGATCAGTTCACAGTATGGTTCAAGGTGTTCAATCAAGTCCAAAAGAAGCAACTGACCATTGATGCAGATGCTGTTGTTGCTCATAGGATCATACAGTGCAGATGATTTCTGCTTCATCTGACCACTAATTGCATTATCCATGATCTTGAATGGAAGTCTTGCCTTTTTATCGCCTTTGCGTTTGAAGGCAATATTGGAATCATGAATGAATTCAAAGTTTTCAGGGTTGTCCATTACTCTGTAACCAAAGTGATATTCTTTCTGCATAGAAGGATAGT